CTAATTTTTTCATTTCGTCCTTGTAGTTACCGATATCAAATGGGTCAGGAACTAGTCCCCAGTCGAGTCTTTGCTTTTGGTACTTGAACTCTTCGTCGTCAATCTTCCGTCTTCCAGAAAGAAACTTAGGCCCGCCCTCGTATATACCGTATGAGCGAACTTCTCTAGCCAGAGCATCGATCTTGGATCTATTGCCTTTTTTGGACGTGATCGAAAGAAAATTCCCATCGTCATCTCCAATCCATCTGCCGTCAGGCATTTCCCAGACATATATTCCAAGCGTTGATTCTTCTTCAAGAACTTTAGTATTTATACGATTAATGTCCATAGTAATTTATTTTACCATTATTCCCTACACAAGTCCAGCTTTTTGTCAACGAATGTGACAAAATTAGATAGTTTGTATCACTATCCAGTCATTATTATATGCTTTAGGGGTAGATTCTGTCAGAGTAAAGGACGTATCTGCAATTGAAGCATTTGGGCGGGCAATATAAGATCCATAATGTTCTAGGATTAAAGCCTCTGATAATTGATAATCATAAATAGCAATATTCTTATATAGGTTAGATGGGCCACCTGAACCTGAATAATTAAACTTTAATATACCTGAACAAGGTTGTGTTAGAACTAATACAACATGATGCAGGTTATCTGCTAGAAATACATTTGATATATTTGTCTGACTTGTCCGATCTACTCCATTTACGTATATTTTTGATATATTGGTCTTTGTTATGGTCCCGCCCGTTGTCCAAGAATATCTAGAAGCCGTATAAGAGCCATCTGCGGCTACATCAAACAAGGTGTTAGCCGTAAGGTCAGAAGGTGTGAAAAACATCTCTATGGTGCTCACAGAGTCTGTAACGGGTATGTTAAAGCCTGCCCCTGCCTTTGTTTGCAATCCATTATTTTTATGTCTTAAAAGTGGGGGATAATTAAATGATCCCAGTGAGTAGTCAGATGTTGATGTTGCATAATATCCTGAATTTTCTGAATATGCATCAATTGATGAATAAAAGTCTAACTTAACTGAAGATAACTTTGGAAGATATTTAGAGGCATCTGTTGTAGACATTGTAATTCTAAGATATATAATATTGGTTGTTATTGTTGCCGATTTATTATAATTAGGTAAAGCTTTTCCATTTTCACATTGAAGGTATGTAGTTCCATCAATGCTAGATTCTACTGTTATATTTTTATCCGCTTTCCAATATACCTTGGAAGTTGTTGCACCCATATCTACAGGAATATTAATAATTTCATTAATTTCAAGAGACTTAGCTACAGCCGTATCTGTTTTATAAAATGTTAAAGCCTGAGCAGTCTTATCAAAATAAACATTATCGTTTACATAGTTTTTTAAATTAACTAGAGAGTATCTGTGTACTGGCTTAAGGAATTCATCATTTAACTGGAATAACTTACCGCCGTCTGTTCTAATAAATTGAATTGGATTTACATGGTAAGTTCCTGCCACAAAATGAAATCTAATTGTTTCTGAAGGAAGGGCCTCACGATATATTGCTGGGGCATCTACTATGAAATAGTCACTTGCAGTACACGGGCCAATAGCTAGGGCAAGGGCTGTATTTGTAAATTTGAATCCCGTAATTGATTTAGTGGCTACATTGTATCCATCTACATATAGAGACATGCTGGATTGAGAATATGTGGCTACAATATGCATTACTTTATTAGTATTGTTTAAGGTGTAGTATAACTCATTGCCTTCAAGTTTAAATACTAATGAGCCTGCTTCATAGTATATTCCAATTCCTGCCGTGTTGTCTGCCATTAAAATTGTTCTAGATGTGCTGATAATTTTAGGATATGCCCAGACCTCTAATGAGAAGTTATTCTGTGATGTATATCTATTAGCAAACCCGCCACTTACAGTTGATCCATAAAAATCTTTTGTTGTAGAAAGAGTAATTGATTTTGTAGAATTAATTAAGTTTCCTGCAAGCCCGCCAGGGATTAACGGAAGTATGTTTGTCTGCAGGCCTCCTACGTACGTGCCATTGTTTCCGCAGCCTGATATATCTGAGGCGGTGGTACCCGAAGACTCATCCAAAGGCCAAAAGCCAATAGGATAATCTTTAATTACCTTCAGTTGATAACTCATAATATTATTATACTACCTCTAAAAACTTGAGGAATAATTGTAAAGAGCTGAAACTTGAGTAGCAGTTAAAGCCTTATCTGATACATATAGATTATCTACAACCATATTGGCAAAGTATTGGTTTTGATTGCCGCCAGCAACTCCATAATAAGTTCCAAGGGTAAAGTAACCAGCATTATTAACAATGCAAGTTCTGGATGCAGATGCTAAAACTGATCCGTTTTGATACCATGTCATTGTTCCAGCAGCACCATCAATAACCATTGCCCAATGAAGCCATGTATTTAAGGTTGGTGTATACGAAAAGGTATTTTCAGAACTGCCACCGAATGTGGCTGTACCATTATTATCGTATAACCAATATCCATATGGAGCACTATCTGGTGGTCTAAAATCAACAACGTAACTTCTTAGTGATGTATCACCAACATACACCCAAAAAGAAATTGTTACACTTTGAAGACTTGGAGGGAGACCAATATTCATATAGCCACTAGTACCATTAAAGTTTGCTGCATGTGTACCAAATTTAACTGGTGAAGTTGTATATGTACATGTATTTGCTATTATAGAACCATATGTTCCTGAATTTGTAGCATTATTGTTAAATCCATACTGTCCAATACCGACTGGAAAATCAGCAAGGTCTGTTGTTAAAGCTCTAGATTTTTTTGAACTAGATAGTCCAGAAGTTAATAATTTACTAATAGCCATCAGACACCCCACTTATCAAATAAATAATTTTCTACTTTGTCTCTATCTGCGTCAGAAAGTTTATACCCAAAACAAATAAGCTCAGCAATAGTAACATTGCCTCCATATATAGGACCTTCTTGATGTCCCAACGCATTAGTAGTAAAGCCTACTGTTCCAGAAAGACTTCCTCCAACCCCATCGTCTGCTCGTGATGCTCTGTAATAAGTAGCACCAGAAGACATTGCAGCGTTAACGTTATAAAAACTTGAAGAGCTATAATCACTTTTGATAGCTGCTGTTCCCCAAGCAACGCTTGAGTTTAGGAATTGCTGAGTTCCACCAACGTTACCTGCCCCAGGAAATGACCATGCTACAGCCCCTGTTGAAGTAGATTGACTGGCTGCATACGCTCCAATAATTGCAGAATAGTCTGTAGGCACTTCACTACGTGATTTTGCAACTGCAAAAAAATGACAGTTTTTTGAAACAAAGGTCACTGGATTTGCAATGATTAACCTATATTGAGAGCTTGTTCCAAAATCAATAGCTGGCAAACTATTTAATCCTGAATTTGATATATATTGTGGAGATGATCCTCCAGAAGCATGTCGTCCATTTCCAGAAAGATCACGCCATTCAACAACATTAGAACCAGACAAAGTAAGGCTAGCCGTATTAGATGCATCGTACCACATTATAAGACCAGTTCTTACTGGAAGAGATGGCGAAGTCTTTAATGATTTTAGTTTTTCTAAACCGTTAGACAGTGTAGATGTAGAAGCTTTAGAAATAGCCATATTGGTTATTTCCTCCTATTACGATATCTCTGAGCCGAAAGCCTGAAAAGTTAAGTCTGCAGCAGATGCGTATACTTGAATTGAATTAGCAGTTGCAAGTGTTAGACCAAGTGTCAAAGCAGTTGTGTCATTTGCTGCAATTGTTACATCATAAGCAATATAGTGTTCTGTTGCTAAAGTTGTTCCTGTTGCTGGCTTAATTGCGATTCTGTATGTTCTTGATGCAGACGCTCTATTGCATACTGTAATTGTTGAAATTACCGCTGAAGTAGATGAAGGAACTGCATAGAGCTCTTCCATAGTTGTAGCCGCTGAGGCTTTTCTTCCTAGTACCTTGTAAGTTGTTGCCATTTGTTATGCTCCCATCATCATGAATATTTGCGGTAAAGGATCAGTGACAAGTGCTGCCCACGATGCCGATGTTCCATTTGTGGTTAGATAATATCCAGAATTATTTGCTTGTGCTGGAAGGGCATCTACCGTTGCCCAAGATGTTACTGTGCCATTTGTAGTAAGATACTTACCTGATTGGCTTGTCTGAACTGGATATACTGCTTTAGCATCCAGTTGTGTTTGAATTGCGCTTGTAACGCCGTCCAAATATTGAAGTTCGGTATTTGAAACATTACCGATAGTTGCAGATGTTGCAGTAATTGCACCTGCCTGAATGTCTGCATATGCTAAACCTGCACCTGAAAAGTTAACTGTAGATGATGGCTTTGTTGTAGCGTCTTTAAAGAATTTAATTATTCCATCTGATGCATCTCTTACTACACCAGCATACTTCTTTGTAGCAGAAACTGTATATTCTCCTACTAATCCTAGATCTACTGCGTCCCCCGCATTATTATTTCCAACAAATACTAACGGATCTGTTACAGAAAGGTTTGCTGCAGAAACAGATGTTCCTGTGCCGCCGAATGTAATTGCTCCCTGAATGTTTACATCTCCCTGAATACCTACACCGCCAACTACTGTAAGCGCTCCTGTTGATGGGGAAACTGATGGAGTTGCAATATTAATTGCAACGCTTTGATTTGGAGTAATCGTCATCTGCCGATTGTTTGAAGCTAATCCGCCTGCTGCAAATACAATTTTGTTTTGTGATCCAGTGTCACTTGTGGCAAGAACTAAGTTTCCTTGATCTACTCCGCCTGCGGCACCGACCATAAATATATATCCATCACCTTTACCTGTGATAGTAAAATTGGGATCTGAAAAGTTTTGTGAAGTAATACCCATATCAATGTAGCCATCTGAGTCTGTTCCATTGTTTGAGTATGCAATAAAGTCTGTTGAGGCATTTGAGCCTGAGTTGGTATTCTTAAATGCTATCTGTGAATAATCATTATAATTAGATTGAGCGATAATTACAGGATTTGTTAGTCCCGCCGCTGTATTAAATGTATCTGCATTTGGGCCAACATATAGAAGAGAGTTTACATCGACTGTCTCAAAGACTCCAGTTGTTGTCTCAGCATTTGCTAGGGCTTCAATTGCTTTTGCTACGTATACTAAATCTTTTGCGGTATATAGAGAAGCGGCTAGCGATGAAGCTATTTCCGTTTTAACTAAACCAATTTCTGTTGCAAGTGTCATGTGTATCTCCTTCTGAAATTATAGCATTAAGTAGGTTTAAACGCCTATATTAAGGCTAAGATCATCTATGCTTGCTTCCGCCTCGGTTAATCTGGTATTAATGGCAGAGACTGTTGCTTGAACTGTAACCACATCTGAAGATGCGGCGGGATCAAATTTAATATATCTATTAGTCAAGTATCCAGGCATGGTTTAATTATACCTCACATTTAAACTTATTCTATTTTTATATTGCATATTTAACAATTACAATTCCAGAACCACCACGTCCACCAACACGAGTTCCTTCAATTCCAGTATTTCCTGGCCATCCAGAAGATCCTCCACCTCCGCCAAGTCCATCTGTTCCCTTTAATTCTTCTTGGTTTGCAGCGTTTGTTGATTTTCCATTTCCGCCTCCGCCAATTCCACCAGTTCCAAAACCAGTATTCTGTGAAGATCCACCGCCGCCACCTCCATAGTAAACATCAGAACCAGTAATATTAAAAATTCTTCCAGGACCACCATTTCCACCAGGACCTCCTGTCAATGATGTGTTGCCATAATTGCTTCCACCGCCATTTCCGCCAACTCCGCCTAGACCTCCACCGCCACCACCTGGGTATCCTTTCCATCCATTTCCACCAGCAAATCCATACGAAGTTGTACCAGCAAAAGACTGTTGATTACTTGCTGCACCTACCCAACCATTTTCAGTGTATGTTGTGCTTGATGTACTTGAGTGCCATGATCCTCCGCCGCCTCCACAACCTCCAGGTCTAGCTGGAGCTAAAGGTGGATAATCTGTAGAGCCACCAAATTCTCCTCCGCCCCCACCGCCTTTTGCAATTAAAGAACCAAAATACGAATCTGCCCCGTCAATTCCTTGCATGCCATTTGGATACGGATCTGTTTTATACCAAGAGTATGCTCCTGGGCCTCCTCCACCAACCTGAACACTATATGAACCAGCTGTTATTGGATAAGATGCAGAATAAACTGCTCCGCCAGCTCCACCACCACCAGAAAAAGCTGCCGCTCCACCGCCTCCACCGCCAATAATTAATATTTCAATATTTCCATCTCCAGCAGCAGTAAATGTATAATTTGCATTTGTTGTTCCAGATGTTGTAAATGTATGCAACTTGTATGCACCTAAAGTAGTTATTGTTCCACCAGTTGACCCATTTAAACCACTTTTTTTAACTCTACCTTGTGCTCCAAATGTTGATCTGATACTATTTAAAAATGGCATCCTTACGCCACCTTAATCCATAAAGCCATTGCTCTAGGCCATGATCCATCTGTTGTTGCCATATGTCCACCATAATATTGAGTTACATAATTTGGTGAAGAAGCTGTACCATTACTATAATATCCTGTAATTGCAATTCCGTGGTTTCCATCGTATGGGAGTGAGTCCATATTAAATGGATGAACTCCCCAGTTTGAACCCATGAATGTTGATGCTGTTCCAGTTCCGCCACCAGCGCCTCCACGACCTGATGTTGTATAAGATGAGTATCCTGTTCTTAGCCATGCATGTCTTGAATCTGAAATATTATATGAAGGACTTTGAGATGCTCTAATATCATATTTTTCCCACTCTGCTGTAGAATCTGAATTATAATACCATAATGTGGTTGCTGCTTGTCCACTAGATTCAGCATTTCCACCAGCATTCCACTTTGCAGCAAATGTGCAACTAGATCTATTATTAACAACTAATGATTGAACAAACTTATATCCTACACCATAGCTATCAGAAGTATATGGAGCTGGTGTATTTAATGATGCGTTAGTATATGCACCAGAACCCAACACATGTGCAGTATTCCATTCTGCATCACCAACATGCGAATTAGCACCAGTTGCATCTCCACCATGCCAACCAATTAGCATCCATCCTCCACCATTTGTACTCATATCACAATAAATATATCTTGGAACTGAATATCCTGTTGGTTTAATCCAATAATATCCATTAGTTGTTGTACCAGTTAAATTTTTAATTGCTAGAGCGCTTGTTGCTGCTTTTTCTGGAGCAGAACCATCTAGCACTGGAGCCGTTGATAATATTTTACGACAATTTAATGCTATATGAATTCCTGCTGCATAATAATTATATCCAGCATTTCCATTATATGTTGTTCCAGTTGTAAATGATGTATTGAGTTGAGGATATACATCGTTAGCATATCTCCAGTTTAACTCTGCTCTAGTTTGATATGCACCCATATCTGGGAAATTAGAAGACCAATACATAGATGATGAAGATTGAGTTGTTCCTATATATCCGCCGTTTCCTGAATGCCATCCAAGATAATAGGTACCGCTTGAAGGAATTGCATTACTTCCAAATGATGTAATTGCGGTTGAAAGATTTGTTGTAATTATATCTCCAGCCGAACCACCAGAAGAAACTGGTATTAAAGCACCATATACTGGAGTATATGTATTTCCACTTTTTGTACATACCATTACCCACCAATGATATGCCGATGCTTGTGTTCTTCTAAATGTAACAGAATCTAAAATTGAATTATTAGGAATAATAAAGCTATCTGCGGTACTTACTCCGAAGTATCCTGGTGAAAAATTTTGAGCACCGCCAGTCATATATTCTAATGGCTGACCTACAGAATAGGCAACAGATACACCTCTAGGAAGTGTAATTCCAGAAGCTCCAAGTGTTCCTCTAACGCTATTTACAAATGGCACTTAGTTCTCCTTAAAAGTTGAGTGTTGCTGCTCCGTACACAATCCAAGATCCTGCTGATGTTCTTTGCAGTGTGAATGAGAACACATCAATTTTACCAGCAGACGATGTTGCAGTAGGTGCTGTTCCACCAGCCCAACGAATTGTCTGTGCGGCTCCACCAATTTGGAATGTTCCAGGGATATATCCAGTTGAACCCTGTACTACAAAGATATTGATTGTCATAATTTTTGAATTATCTGTTGGAACATTTGTAGCATTAAGCGTCATGTTGCCAGTTGGTGCTGTTCCAATGTAATAAATATTTCCAGCTGACCAATCTAATGTTCCAGCGTTTGAAGAAAGTGTTACATCTACAACTTGTTCACGAAGTTCTTGAACATCTACTGTTCCGCTCATTGAAACTCCACCAGTGAGAGTGACAGATCCTGATGATGAAATTCCACCATTTGCTGTTACTAATCCTGAAGGAGTAAATGTTCCAGCTGCTGTAATTGCACCAGTTGATGAATTAACTACAAGCTTATCTGTTGCAATTGTAAGATTTCCTGAACCAGTTATTGCTGCTGCTGAAACTGCTCCTACTTGCAATGAGCCATATCCAAGTCCAGCTTCTGAAAAGTTAATTGTAGATGTTGGTTTTGTTGATGCACCATTAAATACTTTAAATATTCCATCTGTAGCATCACGAACAATACCAGCATACTTAGTTGATCCGCCAGTTCGATATTCTTCAATAATTCCAAGGTCGTTTGTATCTCCAGTTGCTGCATTTCCAACAAAAATAAGTGGATCAGAAACTGCAAGATTTGATGTAGTTGTTGATCCTCCACCAAATGTTAAATTACCAGTAATTGTTGTATTTCCAGCAATATTAACTGATCCTGCAATTCCAACTCCTCCATTTACAACAAGTGCTCCTGTTGTAGAAGATGTTGAGGCTGTTGGGATGTTAATATAAACTTTGCTATTTGGAAAAATTTCCATTTGAGTACTGCCAGAATCATAACCGCCAGCCGCAAATACAATTTTATTTGCAGTGCCGTTTGCTCCCGTTGCAAAAACTAAATTACCTGCTCCAGTTTTTCCAGCTACTACTGTTCCTGATGGAGAAACAACTGCTGAAGTAACATTTGATGCAGTTTTAGCATAACTAAATGTTGTAGCTGTAACTGCTGTAACTGTATAAGTACCATTAAATGTTGCATCAACTCCAGTAATGACTACTGGCATTCCAACTCTGATGCTGTGTGTTCCTACAGTAAGTGTTGCTACATTTGATGTTAAAGATTTATTTGTTACTGAATTTGTAAATACTTCTGGAGCCTGCATAAAGATATATCCATCATTTGGACCAGTGATTCCAAAGGTAGCCTGATTAAAATCTTGTCCAGTGATACCCATATCAATCCAACCAGAGGCATCTACTCCATTTGCGGAATATGCAATAACATCTGTCGATGAGGTTGTGTTTGAGTTATGTATTGCAACTTGACCATATGGAGATGAGTCCATATCAAATACTGCTCGTGCTCCAGTTAATACTGCTGCCGCATCAAAGTTATCTGCGTTATCTCCAGCATAGGTTGTTCCTCCTACAATTAGATCGTCAACAATTGTTGCATCGTCTAATGTTGGGGCATTTGTCCATGAGACGTTTGAACCGTCTGTCTTTAAAATATAATTTGTTAAGCCAGCTTGTGCTGGATATGTACCGTCTACTAATTTTGCCCAATAGGTTGCATTAGTTGGTATAAAGTTTATGAAATCTGAAAGAGCAATATATACGCTTCCGCCGTAAGATACAATGTCATCTTTCTGATAATTTACAGATGCGCTGTATGCACCTTCGTATTGAATACCGCTTGCAAGTTTTGACCAATATGTAGCATTTGGTGGAGTGTTGCCAGTTGATGGGTTTTCGCAAAGGTAAAGATTTGCACCATGTGTTACTGAGTCTCCTGGCTTATATGCTGTACCAGATGAATATACACCTAAGAAATTAATTCCTTCCACCATTGTTTTCCAATATGTGGTGTTAGTTGGGAGGTTGCCAGTGGTTGCCACTGCGTTTGTGTAAACGTATGCGTTTCCACCGTATTTGACTACATCGTTTAATTCGTATTCTGTGCTGCCGTTATATGAATCAGCCCAGTGAAATCTAAGTTTGCCTAAATCTATAATTTGTGTCATTATTTTATCTCCATCTTAAGGTGTGTCTTTTTTGTGCCGTCCCAACTAAATTGTACAGTATTTTTGGTCCAAATCCAAGTTCTATACTGATTATCTTTTAGTACGTCATTTGCTGGTAATTCTACGGTTGACCCGTCATTTATCACATCTACGTAAAACTTGCCTGTTGCGGCATTTATCCTAAATCCGTAAAATGTAGTATTAGCAAAACTAAGGTCTGAGACCTCATTTGGGTTAGCTATTGTGGCCATTAGAATCCGTCCAATGTAGAAACAATTATATCAAAAGCAGCTGAAACATCTGATATTGCCTTTAATGTATCTCCGCTTACGAGGACAATTTTGTTTCCTGTTATCGCCTCTATATTTGTATTTCCGTCAACCTGCTTGTTTTTAAATATGTAGTAATTTACTGAGTTGTTTGTCACATAAAGAGATATTGAGGCAGTTGATCCAGTTTTGTTTAGGATATTACATCCTGTTACAAGGGTAGGAGTAGTTACAACCTTTAGGTTTACCGCCGAGGTTCCTACTGAAGTTGACTTTACATTCCCGAAATTTGCCATATTGTTATTATACTATATCTCCTATGCCAAGCCCAGAATAAGCGCCTCTAAGGTCGCATACTCAAGCCCAGTAACTGTTGTATCATCTATACCTGAAAGGCTAAATGAAATATCTCCTGTTGATGCCCGCACATAAACTTTATCTCCAGTTAAAACGGGGAATCTAAAAGTCTCAAGACTATTGTTACCGCTAATTGAAACATTGTAAGAAATGAAAACATGATTTGCAGGAGTTGAGTCCTGATCTAGTGGGACAACCCATACTCTGATTGTGGCGGGATCTGAAGACCTATTTGTAGCAATAACTGAAGTTAAAATAGTTCTTGATCCAGTATACAAAAGTATATCTGTATTAGATGCGGGATTAGATGTTGCTAGTCTTGATATAGCCATTATACTGAAGGCCCTGCCGCATAAATATTTGATATATCTCCAGCATTTTTTACTGTGTTATTCCATACTGCAAAATTTGAAAAATTACTGCTTGTAAGAGCATAAGCAGCAAACTGACCTATCCCTGCCCAGGATCCAATTGTCCATGATCCACTATATGTTGACCATGAACTATAATATGAAGATTGTGGCCCAACGTAAGACCCATTTCTAAAAAGCCTTGAAGTTGATCCGTCAAAAGTGAAAGCCCAATGAGTCCATGTTGTAGTATTAAAATTTATATTTAAAGCCTGAGTTACTTTATTTGCTCCACCATCACCTTGATTAAATACTATAGAGTTTCCAGTTGAGCCTCCTTCATCCCATATGTCTAGTGGGTATCCTTTAGTATTTGGATAGTTTGTTGTTCCAGTTATATCACTGTCGTCTGAATTTAAAAATTTTGATAAAAGCATTCCAGATTGTCCACCTGAACGTGCTCTTTGCCATATTGAAACTGTATGTGTAGTTCCTGGATTTCCACCAGGCACTTTAACTCCAACAGCCCCGTCTCCCTGCAGAACTTTTCTTGATGTATTTACTTGATCATTTAAATAAGAAGCACCACTAACAATATTTATTTGTGATGTTGATTTAGCTCCTAATGAAAATATTGTAGAGTCAACTAATGGCGCATAAAGGTTAGCAGAAAGATATATAGCATTAATCGGATATTCTGTTTTACCAAACATTCCAAATCCCCTAGATGAACTAGATCCTACAGTTTCTAATAGTGGCATTTAGCCAACCCCCTATGCGAATTTAACTTGTGAGGCAAGAACTGTGTATGTTGCCGATGCCGTTTTAATAATTGTAAATGTATACGAATCTATTGAGGAAGCACTTCCAGTAGTCGGCGCTGTTCCACCCTGCCATTTTGGAGTTACTGCAACTCCATCAATTTGAAAAGCTGTTGGATAATATCCTGTTGATGCATTTGTATTTAAAAATGCTACTGTAGCAGATTGTCCAACTGATAACAATGAATTTAATGTAGTTGATCCATTTCCCCTAAAGTTAAATGTCCAGTTTGCTGCTGCCGCTCCTGTATAATAATGAACTGCTGCTGTAGATAAATCTACGTTTACTGTTCCAGTTGCTTGTGTTGCAGAAACTGCATTTGTTTCAAATGCTGATGTCAATACTGGACGAACTAATGCTGCTCCTGTAAGTGGAGCATATGTTGATGATGCAGTTGCTGATGCAAGTTTTGCATCTAACTGTGTTTGAATTGCAGATGTTACTCCATCTACGTATCCAATTTCTGTTGAAGATACATTACCGATTGATGTTGTTGATGGAAGTGTTACTGTACCAGTAAGTGTGGCTCCTACAATTGGAGCATATGTTGAAGCTGCTGTTGAAGATGCTAACTTAGTATCAATTTGAGTCTGAATTGCTGATGTTACGCCATTTAGATATTGTAGCTCTGTATTATCTACATTTCCAATTACTGCTGAGTCTACTTGAATTGATCCAGCCTTAATATCAGAATAAGTTAATCCAGCTTCTGAAAAATTAATTGTGCTTGTGGGCTTTGTTGTAATATTTGATGCAAATTTAATTACTCCGTCAGATGCATCTCTTGTTACCGCTGCAAATCTGCGCTTTAAAGATACTGCTGCAGATCCTGTTGCTGCTGCGGAAGTTACATTAGTTGCTGTTTTAGCATATGTAAATGTTGTAGTTGTAGGAACTGAAGCAATTAAATAAGTTCCGTTAAAAGTAGCGTCTACTCCAGATACTACCGCATAGTCTCCGACAGCAAAACCATGAGCAGCGGATGTAGTAAGAGTTGCTACATTTGATGTAAGAGCTTTATTAGAAATTGTCCGTGTAATTGTTGCAACTGATGTTGAGTATTCACCAACAAATCCTAGATCTAATGCGTCTCCAGCGTTAGCATTACCAACAAATAATAGTGGGTCTGTGACAGAAAGGTTTGCTGTTGAAACAGAAGTTCCAGTTCCGCCAAATGTGATTGCTCCATTAATATTAACATCTCCAGTAATACCCACTCCGCCAGCTACTGTGAGTGCTCCTGTTGATGGTGATGTTGATGGAGTAGGAATATTAATTGCAACGCTTTGATTTGGTGTAATTACCATCTGTGTATTATCTGAAGCAAGTCCTCCTGCTGCAAATATAATTTTGTTTTGTGTGCCTGTATCAGAAGTTGCAAGTACTAGATTACCTTTATCTTGAACTCCAGCTTCTGCGCCAACCATAAATATGTATCCGTCGCCTTTGCCAGTAATTGTATAGTCTGGATCGGCAAAGTTAGAAGATGTAATACCCATGTCAATATATCCAGAGGCATCGTTACCGTTATTTGAATAAAGAATAACATCTGTTGATGCGTTGGAATTTGAAGATCTATTTGTGAATGCTAGCTGTGCATAATCGTCTTTGCTTACAGCAATTACTAAATTAGGATTAGTTAGAGCAGCAGTGGTTGCAAACGCTTCTGCTGTTGTGCCAAGATAAATATTGTCATTAATCGTAATATTAGATACACCATCTGGTGCAACTACTGAACCTAGCGCTTGTAGCGCTTTGGCTACATATACTAGATCTTGAGCGGAATAGGCAGATGCTGCGAGAGAGGATGATATTTCGCTCTTGATCGCATCGATCTGGGTTGATAAACTTGAATAATTTGGCATTTTGGTCTCCTAATGTATTATAGCATTCTGTAAGTTTTAATCAAATATCCCTAGGCCTAGCTCAATATTGATTAGGCGGGTATTTAGGGAATTTGTTGTAGTAAGTGTGGCTAATTGTGCTGTATCTGCAATTCCATGGACACCTGTAGTATCAATAATATGATCATCTATTGATGCCGACGAATCATATATACCGTTGAGAGAGAATGATAGGTTTGAGCTATTTCCTCTTACCCATACTGCATCCCCGTCCGAAATTGCAAATCTGTGAGTTTCAATCGAGTTCCCTGCAGGAACTACGACATCGTAAACAATATATCCATATTGAGATGCGAGAGTAGCGCCAGATGGCCGTACCCAAACTCTAGCTGTCTTTTCGACAGAATCTTTATTTGTAATAATTACTGAACAAAGGTAGGTCGCATTTAATGCAGTGAATACAGAAGTATCTGTATTAAGTGTTGGATTAGATATACCTAAACGTCTGACTGCCATATTATGCTCCTAAGAACCAAGAGTTTGTTAGGCTGCCGCCTGTTCCTGATCCTCCCCCGCCTGAACCTTCAAGAACAACTCTATTATTTGTATCATCATATGTTGCTGTAACATTTGTGTGGAATGAGTGGGCAAAAAGCGGTGCTATAAAATCTTGAACCTGCTCTTGTGTAAGAGGAATTCCAGTAAGGCTTAATTTTCCAGTATTGTCATCATATGCTACCGTTATATTACTGTGTGTTGCAGATGTAAACATAAGCGCAGCAGTATCTTGAATTTTTTCATCTATATTTAATTGAGAAGCTGGAACAAAACCATCTGGGCCTAATGTTGCAATTCCGTCAGGATTTCCCGCATCTGAAACTGGGATATATCCTGTTGTTGGGTGAGTAAGAGTATTATTTAGGGATGTTGTGGTTACAACATCTGCGCCTGTTGAAAAGTTTAATTTACCTGTAGTATCATTGTAATCTACTACTATATTGGTCTCTGTATTTCCAGTTACCATTCCGCCTACAATATCTTGAATAGCCTCTGTATCTACTGAAGCGCTTTCAAGTGTACGAATTCTATAATCTAAGCTTGTAGTTACAGCAGAATTATTCGCACCGACCTTGGCTTCAAGGGCTTCGATTGCATCATTTGCGTTTGCGTGTTGGGCGGCATGAGGAACTGCCGCTACGGAATCAGTTCCTTGCGGATTGGTTAAAACGTCCAAACTAGTTGGAAAATTTGTTGCCATTTGCGTATACCTCTCTCCTAATTATACCCTTAAAAAAATCTAAATACTACCATTTTCCTTCTGGGCAAGTAGCGTTAGGTAACTTAGTTTTCATAGCCATAATACAGCCACATTTTTTGCATTGCCCCGTCATTTTTAAGAAATGCTCACAGGATCTGCAAATATTCATTCTGTTTTCTGCAATATCCTGCTCTACCCTTCCTATATTTTTGTTTAGAAGGTCCCACGGCTTTGCCGACCTATCCTCGCTCATTTTCCTCTACGTTAATGTTATGTCCAACTATTGTATTTCCTGCAGGAACTCTGACAAAGTCGAACTTCCTAGGACCGTTATGATTAGGAATAAGGCTGGCTGACTCTATCTCAGCATAAACATCTTCTATTGAAGAATAGTAGGCTTTTTCTTGTAGAGCGATAAAGCCTTTCACTAATGATTCATAAAAGTTTGAAGCATCTTCTTCTGAGGAATGGTATTTAGAAAACTTAATAGCTAGATCCCTTAGTCTACCAATTTCATCTGTCTCAAATACGGCTGTCTGGTATCTACCTGCTGCATTTTTAATTGTTTCAATTTTTAAGTTTGTGCCAGCAAAACCAAATACGGCTTGTTTTTTCCATCTAGTGAGTGTTGGATCATGCATTACGAATACTCCTTCTTTTGCCAGCGATTCTTTTTATAGTATCCAGAAAAAACATTCTTTTTTCTTTCTTGATCAAACCTACCTTCTTCACGCAAATTATTATTTTTGACAGATACCCATGGCTCTCTTTTGATTGGAATAATTTGAAATATTGGAGTACCAGCTGGAACAATGCCCTCAAATCCTTCTTTGACATGAAAGCTAATGTTCCCTGGAGCATGATATTTGTCTGTATCCATAAACCCAGAAGTACATATAAATGGCGACTCTGGTCTATTTATTGGTTGTGTGATTAAACAAGACCAACCTGCGGGAGTTTTTAATCCCCATTGCATTAACCAGGCATAATGTTTTGAACTATATCCGTGAGGTGCATCTATCTCTTCTATTTGTCTAACTTGAAGCGGGGCTAAAGATGACCTCCATTTAATTTCTGGCTGCCCGTTTACTTGGGTAACTTGAAGATCACAATGAAGCAGTTGTAAATAGCCAGCAGTCATCGCATCAAAATATGGCATACAGTGTTTTAGTCCTAGATTAGGAACACCGTTTCCTCTATCTCCAGTAACTCTAAGATCTAACTCTTTTTCTTCATTGCCATAATATCTTTCTTTTGCTTTCCACATTTCAGATATATGTGATTTTGCTGGAACTGGCATTGTAGTTATTTCTTCAGCTTGGTGAGACCAGGAATAGAATTCTATTTGGTTCTCTACCGATTTATTTTTAAATATCATTGCTCTAGTGTGTCCTTATGTGACTCAAAGTAGGTATAGAACATATTAACTGTATATCTACATCCTTCTTCTACCTTTTTAACTCCATGAGCATGCTGTTGATCTCCTGGAAAAAATGCTAACATTTTTCTTTTAATATCTATTGAATAATCATGCTGTGGAAAATATATTTGGCCACCAACAAAGTCATCATTTAGATATAAGACAACTCCTATATCTCTCCAATTCCACACATGAGGCTCTAAGCCAAAGTTTTCATAATCTGCATGAGGAGGTTGCTGTTCTGCTTGTGGCCATCTAATTAAGTTTAAAGAATCCGCATAAATTTCTTCCTGAAGGCCCCATGTTTCTTTTATTTTAGATCTAATTCTTTTTCTTATTGAGACACATAAATCTATCATCTCAAGGTCTCTGGGGGTTCCGAGGCCTTTTTCTTTTAAACTTAAATTTTGAACACCTAGAAATCTTTTTGCCCAGTGTTGTTTTGGATCTCCCTTTTTATCTCCCTGATCCCATAAATCATTTTCAGTCAAATATTTTTCATATTCTAAAATCGCTGAACATTCTTCATCTGTTATAAAATCATATATAACAACTATATCTTCTTTAGCCATTATCTGCCCACCTCTCTAAAACATTTTCGCAAAAAGTATTCTCTGTTGCATATGTCCAAAACTCAAGTATACTATATCTAATCCCATTTGTCACTGCTTTTACTCCATGCATATATTCAAATGTGGCTGGGAAAATAATTATGGTATTTGGCTTTGGCTCAATCTCTGTATTCTGCTTTGGAAACCACAAATTCCCTCCAGAAAATTCATCATTTAAATATATTAATGACGAAAACTTTCTTTGTGAAGTTCCATTATCTTCTCCATTATTTCCAGTAGAGTCTGAATGTGGTGGCTGATCTGGCTGAACAAATGTTCTTTGAAACTGTATGGTCTCAGCATGCAATTTGCTTTCAGGGTTTAAATTGTTTTCAATTTCGATTCTAGTTAAATTATGCAACTTTAACATTGTCGTCAGAACTTCTTTTTCTCTTGGATCTACATTAAATGTATTTACGGCCCTCATATTCCATAAAGGACTACTATTTTTTTGCCAGTCATTTGTTCTTTCTGCAAATCTTCTTAGAATTAAATAATCAGACTCTGGTAAAAAATTTTGATATTCAATTATCATATCTTACCACCGCAATAGTAACAAATAATGTTGTGGGCCAGCATTCCTTTTACAAAATAAACATCTTTTGGCTCTGTATCAATATTAATAGTTTGAACCTGTTCAAATATTTCTTCTTTTGAAATAACTTCAACTTCTTGCATGTCTTCATTTAATATAAAGTCACCTATTTCAATAGCACCAATTGAAACAAATCGCCATTCTGTATTAATAGATCTAGATAAAACAAGGTGCTCGAATGTTATATTTATTGAGTTATTTATTCTAAAGTAGCTATTGAACATGTCGAATATCTTTCCAGTAACTGTGGAAGAAATTTTTTCTATGCCGTTAGTTTCTGAAATTGACCATTCATCAACATAGGCTGGATATTCTTCATCTGGTAGCGTTGGAATTGAAGCACCACAAATTTGATCTCCAATTTGAAGATCTTCCATTTTTTTATAAGTACCGTCTGCCATAAGAATTTCTGTTCCGAATACAAAACATCCTCCGCCACCGCCGCTTGGTGGATTATAGTATGGGTTATAGTATGGATTGTAATATGTATTATCGTATGGTGGAGGATTACTATATGGATTATAGTAAGTGTTATCATATGGTGGAGGATTACTATATGGATTATAGTAAGTGTTATCATATGGTGGAGGATTACTATATGGATTGTAATATGGATTATAATATGGTGGCGGATTATAATAAGGATTATAATAAGGTGCTACATATGTATAATAAGTATAAGTAACAGATTCTCCATATAAAAGAGTTGTGTCTGCAGTTATACTTTGACTTGCTATTTTTGTATCATCAGAAGATGTAGATGTATTTGAAGAAGACTCAGAATATGAAAATCCACGAGCAGTTAATTCTGCCTGAGCTTGAGATCTAGTTAATCCAGATAAGTTTGGGACCTTTTGTTTACGTCTGCCATGTCTGCCAAATATTCTAGCCATATCATGCGCTCAAATCGCCCATTACAACCCAAGAGTTTAGGGCTCTCTTAACTAATGTGGCGGAACTCCATTGTGTTCTTAATTTTAATCCAGGGGTAGAATCTGGCGTAAATCCAGTTCCAGCAATTGTAACTTGTGACGATCCTGTTTGAAGAATATTGCAAGTAAACCCTACTGAGAATGAAGCAGAGTCTGTAATGGTTAGTGTTCCTCCGCCAGACATTTCAATCATTTTATCTAAATCTGTTGTTGCAAGTGTGTACGATGATGTTTGTGCATTTATTGTTACAATTTGATTAGATTTTGCATCTAATGCTGTTTGAGTTGCTGTTGAAACTGGCTTATTTGCATCAGTTGTATTGTCAACATTACCAAGTCCTACCATTGACTTTGTAATACCTGATACGGTACCTGTAAATGTTGGTGAAGCAAGTGGAGCAAATCCTGAAATGCTTGCTCCTGCTGGGATTGTAACTGTTCCTGTAAATGTTGGTGAAGCAATTGGTGACTTTGCTCCTAAAGCAGTAGTAATAGTTGCTGCATAATTTGCATCATCGCCAAGGGCTGCTGCAAGTTCGTCAAGAGTATTTAGTGCTGCTGGTGCTCCAGTTGTTAAAACATTAAGTTCTTGCTGAACAAAACTTGTTGTTGCAATCTGTGTTGTGTTAGTTCCTGTTGCTGCAAGTGGTGCAGTTGGTGTTCCAGTAAGTGCTGGTGAAGCAAGATTAGCCTTAAGTCCAAGTGCTGTTGTTGTAGCAGTTGAAACTGGCTTATTAGCATCTGAAGTATTGTCTACGTTTCCAAGACCAACCATATTTTTTGTTATACCAGCAACTGTTCCTGTAAATGTAGGGGATGCTAGTCTTGCAATACCTGCTGGAATTTCTGAATCTGGAACTTTTCCACTTGAATCTAGTGATGCTACTCCATCTGCTGATCCCACATCTGCAATTGGTACGTATCCAGTTGTTGCATTTGTTAAAGTATTTGATAGACTAGTTTGTGTTATAACATCTGGGCCTGTGGCTAAGCTAATTTTATTTGTTGCATCGTCATATGTAACAGTTATATTTGAATGTGTGCCATTAGCAAGCGCTGTTGCTACAGCATCTTGGGCTAACTCTGTAACATCTGCATCTGCCTGAAGAAATGGAAGACTTGACCATGCTGTAGTTCCATTACCAGCTTTAAGTTTATTAAGTGTTGTATCTAGTCCAAGTTCTCCAAGTTGCAGAACTCTATTAGATGTAGCCCACTGAGTGCTTGTGCCTCTTCTTATTTTTATAACTGGCATTATGCACTACCACCGTCAACTGTTCCAGGAGCTGGAACTTCAGTTGCTTCTACAGAAAATACTGCACCATCATAAGTATGAATATGATCTAAAAGTCCTGTAATTGCGCCGCCGCCAACTGCATTCCAATTAGCACCGTCATAAAATTTTAACTTTGAGTCTGTTGTATTGTAGTAAATATCTCCAATACGGGCTCCAGAAGGATCAGAAGCAAGTGCTACTGCATGTATAGGGACTAATCTTTTTACAGACATTTAATGCCCCCTTATCCTACAATAACTACCGTATATGCTCCAGCTGCTGGTGCGACTGTAAATCCTAGCGTTACAACAGAAGTTGAAGTTCTGACTACATCGCACTCTACTGTATCAAATGTTGAAGTATCATAAACCTGAACTGTAACAGCCCGTGTACCCAAATTGTGGGTAACTGGTACCTGTGTTAAAGATCCATTTCCTACTGTTGTTGTGTATTTTCTTGTAATTGAGTGGTAATTAGTACCATCATTTGTAAGTCCCCATGTTGTTGCAGCTTGATTTGAGCCTGCTGATTCTCTCCATAGGATTTCTACGTCTGAAGACGTACCACGCTCTACTCTTACTCCAGCATCTACTGTTGGTGTTCCTGTAAAGTCGGTATTAAGATTAATCTTATTATCAACAATATTTACCTGAGTAGTATTTACTGAATTAATTGTTCCTGTTACATTTAGGTTCCCACCAACTGTCAAGTTATTAGTTACTGTTACATCGTTTGGAAGACCAATTGTTACTGTGGTACCTTCGCCTGATGTGGGGCTAACTGTTACTTGATTTGTTGTACCTAAAATATTTTGTACATAATCACCAGTGGTATCTGTGCCAAGCGCTACAGAGTTTGGCTGTACTGTTGTGGCAATTGAAACGCTGCCAAGATTTGTCATTGTACCAGAACCAGTTACATCTCCTGTGAGAGTAATTACTGGATCTTTGTTAAGTGTTACTGCGCCTGCTGTTACTGTAAAGTCTGTTGAATCAAATGAGGCAACACCCTTTTGAGATGAAGTTGCATTTTTTGCTGTAATTGTAATTGTATTATCTGTTACTGCTGTATCAATTGCGCTATCGCCAGTTACTGTTAGTGTATCTGTTAGAAGATTTACTGTATCTGTACCAGTTTCGCCTGCAATAGAAAGTACAGTTGCTACTGTTGCAGTACCTGCGGCTGTTAAACGACCTTGAGCATCTACTGTAAATGTAGGAATTGCTGTTGATGATCCGTATGTCCCAGCTGTTACTGCTGTATCATTTAATTTAATTGATAACGTTCCTGCTGGATCGTTATAAGTTGCTGTTAAACCTGTTCCGCCAGATATTAATGCTCCAACTACGTCTTGGATAACTTCTGTTGATCCAGACATTGGCATCCATGGACCATTTGGTGATGTGAGTCCATTGTAGTAGTACATCACATTTTCTGCGTTGTTGTAATAAATCTGTCCAGCTACAGGTGATGATGGAGCTGTGCTCAATCCCTGAATTCTGGCGTTCTGAAGCTCATTCTTATTAAGATTGATATCAGTTACAAATAATCTTGCCATTTTCTATTCTCCTTTAGGATAGGTAAGCTATCCCACCGAATGGTTGAGCCATTGTCAGTGTTATTTTGTTAATACTATTATAGTCTATTCCAGTTTCTAATATGTCGCCTGCACTGTTCTTTACGGTCACGTTTGGGTTATATCCCATATTATGTGTTATTTCAAGGGCCCAGTAAGATCCTTGATTTGTAACCTGACTGATTGAGAACGGATATGTAAGTGTGCTTGTACTTAAAAGATAGTTGGTTGCTCCATCCCATGTAGCATCTGTTGGTTTTGGGCCATAGAATCTTGTTGTAGATTTATCATAGTAAAAATCTCCTTCAAGCCCTAGGTTTTCTGCAGGAACTCCATTACCATTTAATATTGATTTACCTCTAGGACCTTGCGGGCCTGGAGAGGAAATAATTACATCATTAACAACTTCCGTTACTATCACTGTATCTGTCATTAGATTGTCACCGACCTGCTAAGAGTTAAAAATCCTTCTAGCAATTTAATTTTATTTGTATTTGAGTCAGTTATCATAATGTCATATGATGATTTTGGATAGAATAGCTTATTGGTTTGTGTTGGAGTCATCTTTATAGTTAGCTTACCAAGCAATGGGGTTATTGTAATACCTCCCGTTGATGGTGACGTTAAAGTAAATGCTAATTTTGATCCGCCTTTTGTATCACGAACTTGCATTTTTGCCGTTGCGCCTGTTAAGTCAATGGGTAATCCATTATTGTCTTTATATTCAACAATAAATGAAAAAGTGGCATTTTGATCCACTTCGAAATTCTTTTGTCCTGCCATTTGCTAGTACTCCTAAATAGGAAAACTCCTATGCTTATTTTAGCAT